TGGAAGATTGACAATATCACTCAGGCATTCTATACTAGTAAAGTCATCACCACCGGGACACACTTATGTCAGTCGCTATCAGTCAGGCACAAAAGCAACGTTACAGAATCACTCTGGACATTGAGGTTCTAGAAGACTTCAACCCGCATAATATTGATTGGGAGACTCTCTTTGAAATGGAGGGGAATGAGCAGGTGATTGATAGCTACGTCGAGGACCTGAGTAATCCTGTCAGGTGGTAGTTTGGCAGACTAAGTAAAGAGATTAAGAGATTCTGCAGACCGGTCAAAGAGGGTTGACCGGTGCGGTGAAAGATGCCATACTATAAGAGTCAAAGGAACACAACCAAGATGACTCAATCAACCATCACCACCGCACCTGAAACCTACAACGGTTGGGCAAACTATGAGACCTGGAACGTTGCACTGTGGTTGGGCAATGATGAGAACCTTTACAACATTGCCAGAGGATGGGCAGAGCACGGCTATAAGTCACTCTCGCACGTCTTGATTGAACTTAACAGCACAACTCCTGATGGTGTTAAGTGGAATGATTCAAAGTTAGACATTGCAGAACTCAACGAAATGTTAGCAGAATTCTGATACTTAGTGCGGGGGGTTGACATCAGTTAGTCCCCGTGATATGATGGAGGAGTGTTATGACAGTTGTTTTGTTTTGTGCCCCCGTATATAAAAACGTCATACTACCCTAACCTACAGAGGTGACAGATCGACCTTGATATATAATGCGAAAGTCGAATTCATAAACCCTAAAAAAAATCCGGGCAAAAAAAATCTATGGAAAAGGTTTATCACATTTATGCAAAGAATGAATGTTTATATAACAATTTAAGTGAGGAACAATTTAATAATACATGGAACTCCCTCAATGGTATGGTTGGTTTATTACACACCGATTATACACTTGAGGATTTATCATATGAGGAATGTATAAGGCACCATTACGGGGGTGTTAATATAGTGAGTAGGGGAGAACCGGATGGTGGTGATTCCTACTAATCATTGACAAGATACATATACACTGGTAGAATTGAACTGAAGGTTATTCAAACTTATGGCAAAAGGATTTACTGTTAAAGCAAACGCCCCAAAACCGAAGAAGACGGAAGAGTGGGACATTGCAGCAATCAAAGGAAGAATGAAAGGTAAGACGATTGTATTTTGTCTACCAGGTAGAGGGTGTTCATTTACTTTCCTGAAGAACTTTGTACAACTGTGCTTTGATATGGTACAGAATGGGATGAGTATTCAGATCAGTCAAGATTACTCATCTATGGTTAATTTTGCACGATGTAAGTGTTTAGGAGCAAATGTATTACGTGGACCTAAGCAGATTCCATGGGACGGAAAGTTAGAGTATGATTATCAGTTATGGATTGATAGTGATATTGTATTTGACACTAACAAGTTTTGGCAGTTATGTGATATGGCAATTGCAGAAGATGGTAGTGAGAAGGAGATCGTTGGTGGATGGTATGCCACTGAAGATGGTCACACAACATCTGTCGCACATTGGTTAGAAGAGGATGATTTCCGTAAGAATGGTGGAGTGATGAATCACGAAACTGTCGAATCCATCCAGAAACGTCGTAAGCCATTTACTGTTGATTATACAGGATTTGGATGGGTATTGATCAAGAAGGGAGTCTTTGAGAATCTGGAGTATCCATGGTTTGCACCTAAGATGCAAGTCTTTGAGAGTGGGAATGTACAGGACATGTGTGGTGAGGATGTCTCATTCTGTTTAGATGCCAAGGAAGAAGGATTTGATATTTGGTGTGACCCTCGTATTCGTGTGGGTCATGAAAAGACTCGTGTTATTTAAGAGGTAAATTATGGCAATTATGAATGGTGGGAATTATGTTCCTGCAAAACCGAAGAAAACTCGTCAAGGAAACTCGCAGAATACTCTTACATCCGCGACTTCTCGTAATAAAGCAAAGAAAAGATATCGTGGACAGGGAAGGGGTTAAATAAGTAAAGATACATTAGTTTATAATGGCAGCACTTATTTGCAACCTTCCATCAGTTGAAGTATGGGTAAGAAAAGAATATCTTACTGATCATCAATCTGGTCATGGTGAATTCGTTAAAGGCGTCTGGGTATCGTGTAAATCGATACCTGGGCGCACTTTTTATTTTGAGACGTATTTACCTGAATACGCAGCAATGTATGACAAACTACCTATCAGTGCGTTTGTGTCTGCTCCAGAGGCACCTAGCCCCGATATGGACCTTCCTAACCTACAGTTCTGGAACTGTATGGATTACGGTGTTGTAGCAATTACAAAGCAATTTATTGGTTCTATGGACTATGAATTGTATACAAGAGACTTCGGCATTCAGAAAGGTACATATATCTGTACTATAGACAATTATCATCAAGATCCTGAGGTAGTTGATTATGCAACCAGTGAGAATCCTGCAGAACATAAGTCACATAATCTAATTGAATTAGAGAATGGACAGTATGCACTGTATCCAAACAATAGAATGCGTATTTTTGATAATAGTTTAACACCTGTTGAACCAAAAATGCCTGATTTTAAGGTTTCGACTCAATATTATCAAGTTGAAAATGGTTTTGAACGACTTGGTATGGGTCGTGAAGATGAATATTTCTGGAAAACAGCAAAAGAAAGAGACGAACAATCAGAAAAAGAGGAAAAATGACTACAGAACACGATTTTTTAGACAACTTGGCAAATCACCAGCATCAAAAAATGCTTCGTGAGATTTCAAACGATGATTTAACACCTAAAAAGAAAGATTCTATTGAAGAAAATGAATTTTTTGAGAGTGAGAGTAACCCAGAACCTCTCTACGAGTAAATAATACCAAAATACCTTGATAAATAAGTTATAATTGCCGTAATTTTGTGCCATTAGAGCGAATTAGTCAAGGTTTTAAAGATGTGAGTATGACTTTTCAGAAACATCCTCTGACAAGTGATATACTTGCACTAAAAAATGAATCTGCGATTGCTCGTTCTGTAAGAAATATCGTTTTTACAACTCCTGGTGAAAAAATCTTTAATCAAGATTTTGGATCTTCTATTAGTAAAGCACTTTTTGAGAATATAAACGATATTTCAGCTAATATTATAAAAGGTGAGATTACTTCATCACTAACAAATTATGAACCAAGAATAAAATTGAAAAAAGTTCAGGTAGATCCTAACTTTGATCAAAATGAATTCAATGTGACTATATTTTATGAAATTATCGGAGCAGATGTTCCAGCACAAGAATTACAATTCGTCTTGCAACCAACAAGGTAAGAAATGCCATTAGCTAATTTTACTAATCTGGATTTTAACCAGGTTAAAACAACACTTAGGGAGTATCTAAAAGAAAACTCCAACTTTACTGATTATGATTTTGAAGGGTCTAACCTTTCATCAATACTTGATGTTTTGGCATATAACACTTATATTACTTCATACAATGCCAACATGGTTGCGAGTGAAGTTTTTATTGATAGTGCGACATTAAGAGAGAATGTCGTATCTTTAGCAAGAAATATTGGATATTTACCAAAATCAAGAAAAGCAGCAACTGGAGTAATTACTTTCTTTGTTGATACTAGCAATATTATACCAGCACCATCAACTCTTACTATTAAAAAGGGTCCTATAGCAACTTCGGCAGGTGGATTTGGCAATTCATCTTTTGTATTTTCAATTTTAGAGGATATAACAGTTGGCGTAAAAGACGGAATAGCAGAATTTAATAATATTTCAATTTATGAGGGAAGTTTACTGACTGCTAACTTTACCTACAGTGCAAGAAATCCAAATACAAAATTTATCTTAGATAATATTGGAATTGACACTGAATTGTTATCAGTAGTAGTAAGACCAAATCAATCTTCTTCAAGAAGTTTAAAGTATAGTCGTCAAGATAGTTTATTTGAAGTAAATCCAAACTCTACTGTTTATTATCTACAAGAATCGGATGATGAAAGATATGAAGTATTATTCGGTGATGGAATCTTTGGTAAAAAACTTGAAGATAATAATTATATTAGTGTAGACTATATTGCATCTAATGGTGATTCAGCAAACGGTGTTGGACAATTTACATTTGCAGGAAGGTTAGTTTATTCAAGAAACGCACAGGAATACATTGTTTCCTCAGGAATATCTCTTGTAACAACTGGATTAAGTGCTAGAGGTGGAGAAGAAATTGAAGGTGTAGAATCTATTAAGAAATTTGCACCAAGAGTTTATGCATCTCAATATAGAGCATTGACTGCAAATGATTATGAATCATTAATTCCCACACAAATTTATCCTGAAACTGAGTCTATTTCAGTTTTTGGTGGTGAAGAACTTGTGCCACCACAATATGGAAAGGTATTCATTAGTATTAAACCAAGATTTGGAGATTTTATTCCAAATCTTATTAAAGAAAATATCAAGAAAAAATTAAAGAAATATTCAGTTGCTGGAATTATACCAGAATTACTTGATCTTAAGTATTTGTATGTGGAAGTAACTAGTAAAGTTTACTATAATACAAATATGGCTCCTTCGTCAACTTTCGTATCGAGTGTTGTTCAAACTAATGTAACTAAGTATTCAGAATCAACTGAATTAAATAAGTATGGAGCAAGATTAAAGTATAGTAAATTGCTCAAATTAATTGATGATAGTCACAATTCAGTGACTTCTAATATCACTACAATTGCAATGCGAAGAGATTTAAGATTAACTTTAAATACTTTTGTTGAATATCAAATTGGATTTGGTAATCAATTCCATATTAAATCTATGAGTGGTTATAATATAAAGTCAAGCGGATTTACTGTTGCAGGTATACAAGAAACTGTATACGTATCAGATATTCCAGACACTAATAGAAGAACCGGACTTTTATTCTTCTTTACTTTACCAAATGCAGGATCTCAATCACCTACTATAGTCAAGAGAAATGTTGGATTTGTTGACTATGAAAAAGGAATCATTACATTAAATCCAGTTAATATGACGGGTGCGAAAACAAAAGATGGTCAACCAATTTTAGAATTATCAACAACACCTCATTCAAATGATGTTATCGGATTACAGGACCTTTATTTGCAACTAGATACTAGTAGCAGTTTATTTGAACCTGTTGTGGATGACGTTACATCTGGACTAGATCCATCTGCTTCTACTTACATTGTTTCTTCAAGTTATGCAAATGGCAATTTAGTACGTTCTGGTGGACCAGAAACTAATATAGTAACAGTATCTGGAGGATCTAGGGTCACTACACAAACAGCAGGAACCGTAGGTGGCACCACTACACCTACATCATCTGTTTCTACTAGTGGTGGAGCATCAGGTGGTTCATCTTCATATAGTAGTTCATCATCTGTTTCTACTGGCGGAGCATCATCAGGTGGTTCATCTTCATATTAATCATACTACCAATACAAAGACGATAAATTCATAAAATGTCAGAAACCAGAGTTCAGTTTAGTACCATCATATCTAATCAACTCCCCGCATATGTGAGGGAGGATTATCCGTTAATTTCTGAACTTTTAAAGCAATATTATATTGGTCAGGAGTATCAGGGTGGTCCAATTGATTTAATTGAAAATATTGATAGATATGTCAAGTTAGATAATATTACAAACTTATCAGAATCTGTAGTTCTTTCTGGTAATTTAGATTTTGATGCAACAACAATTAATGTAGATCCAGGAGAGTCTCCAACAGGAACTAATGGATTTCCAGAGTCATATGGACTACTGAAAATTGATGATGAAGTAATAACATATACAGGAAAAACCCAATTTTCTTTCACTGGATGTGTTAGAGGTTTTGTTGGTATAACTTCATATAGAAGTGAATTAAACAAAGAGGAGGTTCTTTTCAGTGAAACAGATTCTGATGATCATTTTGATCAATCTACAATAACAAATTTAAGTTGTTTATTTTTAAAAGAATTTTTAGTAAAAGCAAAGTATCAGTTTCTACCAGGATTAGAGGAAAGAAGTTTATCTACAAATTTAAATCAAAATGTCTTTATAAAACAAGCAAAAGACTTTTATAGAAGTAAAGGAACTGATTATTCCTTTGAAATTTTGTTTAGAGCAATTTATAATGAAGATGTAAAGATAATAAAACCCAGAGATTTCTTAATTTCGCCTTCAAATGCTCAATATAGAATTGTTAATAGTTTAGTAGTAGAACCTATTGAAGGTGATCCAGAGAATTTAGAGAACGCAACTTTATATCAGGATGAATATAAAGTTGGTGAAATAAACAAAGCATATGCACCAATTACTAGTGTTGAAAAGATAGAAGTTGGTTATGGAAAAACTTTCTATAAACTCAGTATTGATGCTGGGTATAATCGTAATGCTAATGTGCAAGGGGCAGTATATGGGGCATTTGCCGTACAACCATCTACAAGAATAATAGGAAATGTATCTTCAGGATCTACAGTTCTTGATGTTGATTCGACAGTTGGTTTTGGATCAACGGGAGAATTGTATTTCCAATATCCAGATAGTAGTGTAGGTGTCTCTTCATATAGTTCTAAGTCTCTAACACAGTTTTATGGAGTAACTGAAATTAATTCTGAGATTGCAGATGCAACTGTTGTGGGTATCAATACTTTTGCATATGGAAGATCTAAATTAAATCAAGATGAATTTATTCAAGTAAGAATTAGTTCAGTTTTAGGTGAACTAACTCTCCCAGATAATACGAAGGGTTTATTACCAAATGGGAAAATTAATGTAACTAATTTTGGAATATCAGAAAAAAGTTGTAAAATAAGTAAATGGGTTTATAATGTTTCTCCAATTTATAAAATTAAAACTCTTGAACTAATAGATTTTGCAAATTATACGTATAAAGTAACTTTAAATGTAAGTAATCAATTTAAATCTGGTGACAATGTAGATATTTCTTTGAATAATATAAAAAAAGAAACCAAAATTATATCAATAGATGGAGAAAAAACTTTTTCTATAAGAGGTCAAGGTGTTTTAGATACTGATGCGACATATTCTATTCAAAGAAAAATTCAAAAAGTTTCTTCTGGCACTTATCCATCAGCACAAATATATTCTACTGATATTGATAATGTTTATAAAAATAATTCTGGAGAATACTTAGTTTCTTCTCCATCAATACCTCATTATGATTCTCAACCTTTAAATCCAAGTTCTAGAGTTTTTAAATTTTCTGGAACCTTTCTTGGGAACGAATTTGAAATTTCCCCAGGAATAGAACATGGATTTTATACTGGAGATGCAGTTTATTATAAATCCCAAATAATAGATGAAACCTTCATTAATGACAGTGGAAATAGTGATACTAGAAAAGTTAGGGATACTGCTTTATTTAATGATGGACTTTATTTTGTTAAAAGAGTCAATGGATCTACAGTAAAATTTTCAAAAAGTAGAAATGATCTTTTTAATTCAAACTTTGTCTCTTTAGACAATTCAATAACAGTTAATAATAGTACCATAAGTCCATTTGAATTCAACGAAAAAACTTTAGGTCCACAAAAATTACTAAGAAAAATATCAGAACCTGTTAATAATGGAATTTTAACAAAAACTGAACCAGGATTAACTGGCATTTTTATTAATGGTGTTGAACTTTTAAATTACAAAGGTAAGGATACTATAAAATATGGAAAAATTGAGACGATTGATGTTTTATCTAAGGGAACAAATGTTGATGTAATTAATATTCCTAACTTGATTATTTCAGATGCAGTCGGAACAGGTGCAACAGGATATGCTGCGGTTTCTGGGTCTCTTCAGGAAGTTAGAATTATCGATCCTGGATTCGATTATACAAATATCCCAACAATTAAAATTGAAGGTGGTAATGGATCAGGTGCTATAGCTCAAGCCAGCATGAAATCAATTGAACATGAAGTTGAGTTTTTTGCAGACGTAGCATCTAATAATGTTATTGTTGGAACGGGATCTTCTCAGTCTAGAATTGGATTCTCTACTTATCATAAGTTTAGAAATGCTGAACAAGTTTTATATAAAACAAAATCTCAACAGGGTATTGCTGGAATAGTTACTGATTCTGCATACTATGTTTCTGTAATTGATAATGTAACTATTGGATTGCATAAAAATGAGGGAGACGCAATTTCAGGTCTTAGTACAGTATTTTTAACTGATTATGGTATTGGTAAACAGTCTCTAAAAACAGTAAATAAAAAATCAATAGTTAGTGCTATTAATGTCATTAATGGTGGTTCTAATTATGAGAATAAGAAAAGAACCTCTGGGATCTCAGGAATTAGTACAGAATCTAATTCAGTAACTATTGTAAATCATGATTATAAGAGTGGTGAGAGGGTAAAATATACTTGTACAGGAGCTCCTATTTCTGGATTATCTGTAGATACTGAGTACTATGTAAATGTCGTCGATAAAGATTCTTTCAATCTTTCACAAGTTGGAGTTTCAAGTGATAAAGAGTTCTTTAATAGAACAAAACAATATATTAATATGACTTCCGTTGGTTCAGGAATTCATATTTTTAATTATCCTGATATTAAAATTACTCTATCTGGAAATGTTGGAATATCTTCTATTGGAACAGAAACCTTTAAAGGTTCTTTCCAACCAATTGTAAGAGGATCTATAACTTCTATACATCTTGAAAATAATGGAGTTGGATATGGTTCTTCTGAAATTTTAAATCTAGATAGACAACCTACAATTGAATTAGAATCTGGATCTGATTGTCAACTTTCTCCAATAGTTGTTAATGGAAAAATAGTTGAAGTTATAATTCAACAATCTGGCAGCAGATACCTTTCATCTCCAGATTTGATTGTTGTCGGTGATGGTACAGGTGCGGTTTTAGTTCCAGTTTTAGAAAATGGATCAGTAACTGATGTTAAAATTGTTGAATCTGGTTTTGGATATTCTAACGACCTTGGATTAACTACTATCAATATTATACAAACAGGAGTTACTGAAGAGTTGCCAAAATTTAAGGCAAATATACAAAATTGGAGAGTAAATTTATTTGAAAAATATTATCCATATTTTTCTCAAGATGATGGCATAATTATATCTGGATTAAAAGCAAATGATTTTGGACTTCAATATTCTCATTTATATTCGTCAAGAAAACTTAGAGAAATTACTTATTCTTCAGATCAAGAAGGTAATACTTTATATGGAGAGAGTGATCTTAGAAAAGTTAATGGTATAGAAGTTAAGTCTACAAAACATTCTCCTATTTTAGGATTTGCATATGATGGGAATCCAATATATGGACCATATGGATATTCAAAAATAAATGGTGGTGTAATTTCTCAAATGAGATCTGGATATAGTATCGATTTAAAACCTAATAGACCATCCACATCTATTTTTCCAGAAGGATTTTTTATTGAAGACTACACACACGAAGAAGTTTCTAATGATGATATTCTTGATGAAAATAATGGAAGATTTTGTGTAACTCCAGAATTTCCAAAAGGTACATATGCATACTTTGTTACTATTAATGATAAATTTGCAGAGTCTTCGGGAATTTTTGAGAAAAATTTCAAACCAGTATTTCCCTATGTAATTGGTCATAATTATAAGAGTATTCCTAATGATTTTAACTTCAATCCAGAATCAAACTATGATTCTTTTAGTATCATTAATGATTGGCGTAGAAATACTCAACCGTTAAATGTTATTGAAGATGATTTAGAATATCCATATTTTTATGTCCCAAATAAATTAAATCAAACGGCAACTATCAATTCAACTTCTTTCGGATCCGTCGATAGTATTGGTATTGTTACTGGAGGATCTGATTATAGAATTAATGAGACCTTAGTTTTTAATAATGAAGGAACTCGGGGTCAAGGAGTATCTGCAAAGATAGCAAGAATAAAAGGAAGATCAGTTAATAATATAAGTGTAGCATCAAGTAGTATTGAAAATGTTGAAATATATCCAGGACAATCTAAAGGTGAATATTTAATTTTTTCAGACAATCCTCATAATTTTGAAAATTTAAATACAATTTCAATTTCTGGATTATCTACAACAACCTCTGGAATTAAAGGATCATATAATGTTAGAATAAAACCAAATAGATTATCAATTGTCGGAGTAGGAAGCACTGGAGTTGCTATTGGTAATACTAACATAACAGGAATAGTAACTTACTTCAGAGTTTCTGGTGATTTGAGTTATCCAAATATTAGAGAAAATGACATTTTAATTATAGGAACAGAAAAAGTCAAGGTTCTAAATGTTGATCCCTTAAATTCTAGAATTAGAATTTTAAGAGCAGTTGATAATACAGTAGGATCTACTCATACTATAGGCAAGTTTCTTTATGAAGTTCCTAGAAAATTAAAAATTAATTCAGAATTTAAGACTAATGATCCATATTCTCTCAATAAGCAAATTTATTTTGATCCTGCGGAAACCGTAGGATTAGGAACAACTGCCGGAGTTGGGATAGGAACAACAATATCATTCTCAAATCCTGGAGCTGCATTTACTTCAGTCTTTATTCAAACTAAAGCACTCTACTTACCAGGACATAATTTAAAAACTGGAGATCAAGTAACATATTCTACAGGTATAGGAACGATTAAAGGTTCTGGAATAATTGTACAAGATGAAACTAATGTTGGAGTTGGAACTACTCTTGCAGATGGTTCAAGTTTGTTTGTTGCAAAAATCAATGATAATTTAATTGGAATTGCAACTGTAAGAGTTGGACTTGGAACAACAGGAACCTTTGTTGGTCTTGAAAATCCTGTTTCAACTACATTGTTCTTTAGAAATGTTGGAACTGGAGATACTCACAGTTTCAAAACAAACTACAGTGCAATTACTGGAAATATGAGAAGAAACTTAGTCACTGTTTCTACTGCAGAAACTCATGGGTTGAGTTCACCTCATAACATTTTTATCAATGTTAATCCACAAAATACAGGAATTGTAACTCTTACTTATAATGATTTCAATAGAAGACTAATAGTAAATCCTATAGGATTCTCTGCTGCAGGAGTTAACACTGAGACTAATATTATAACAATAAATTCTCATGGATTTAAAACTGGAGATAAAGTAATTCATACCTCAGAAGTATCTTCTGTTGGACTTTCTAATGATAGTTTTTATTATATCGTAAGAGTTGATGATAATAGAATTAAATTGTCAAACACTTATTTTGATGCAACTCAAATAAATCCAAATTTTGTAGGAATAAGTAGTGCATCTCTTGGCACAATTAATCCATTAACACCTTTAGTAAAAGTTTATAAAAACTCCACAGTAACATTTGATTTATCAGATCCGTCACTTTCTTATACTGTACAGGGAACAACTTATCCTGCATTTAAATTTAATTTATACGTCGATAAAAACTTTACTAAAGAATGGGAAAAATCTGAGGAAAGTGAGACATTTGATTTGTCTAGACTTGGAATTGTTGGAACATCTAATGCAAAAGCAGAATTGTTAGTTAATGAAAACACTCCAAGAGAACTTTATTATAATTTGACTCCCATATATGAAGGTAGTCTTCCTACGGAAAAAGCACAAATTTATACTGATAATGAAGTAATTTCCGGAAATACACTTTTATCTGGAGAAAGTCTTTACAATGGTAAACATACGATTACTGTAGGAACAACAACTACATTTACTTATTCCATAGGAAATACTCCTGAAAAATTATCTTACGATGCCCCATCATTAGTAAGTTATGAAACTGATTGTACTCATACATATGGTCCAATAGCAAAAATTGAATTTGTTAATAATGGTATGAATTATTATTCACTACCTGGAATTACAACAGTAGACACTGCCAGTGGTTATGGTGCCGTTTTAGAAGCAAATAGTTTAAAAATTGGTTCTCTTCAGAAAGTTACTCTAGATAACATTGGGTTTAATTTACCATCAGATCCAACATTAAACCCAAGAGTTCTTTTACCTCAATCTATTAAAATAAATTCTTTAGCGTCATTTGCTAATGTTGGAATTACTTCTTTTGGTAGAGGATTCTCAATTCCCCCTAAACTAGTTGTAATAGATGGAAAAACCAAAAAAGAAGTAAATGATGTTGATTTAAAAGTTACCATTGGGAAATCTGAAGTACAGATTCTTAAAAATACTAATGGGATGAGTAATGTTAGTCCAACAATTATACCAACACAAAGTAGTGCTGGTGTTGGTATTGGTGATATTGTATTTAATTCCTCCACAGAGACCGTTACTGCGTCCCTAGCAGTTGGATTTAGCACCATTAATATATTTCCCTTTGCAGTGGGAGATAAAGTCCTTATAGAGGGAATCAGTGTAGGTGTAGGATCTACTGGAAAAGGATATAATTCTTCTGGATACGATTATAGATTATTTGATGTAGTAGGAATTACTGAAAATCTTGGTGGAATAGGAAGTGTTACTTATAGTATGTCTGGACTATTCGATGGTGGAGAGTTCCCAGGAACTTTTAATGATGCTAATTCATCGGGTAAAATTCTTGCTTCAAAATATTTTCCAATTTTTGAAAGTACTTTAAAAACAAATAACTTTATAACTGGCGAAACTGTCACATCAGATTCTGCAACAGGAGTTGTTGACAATTGGGATTCTAAAATCACAACCCTAACAGTTTCTTCTAATGATAATTTTGTTGTTAATGAACTTATTAAAGGTTCCGATTCCAATGTTCAAGGAATTGCATCTTCAATTACATCTTTTGATTCTTTCATTGAATTAAAAGCAACTTCAAAGAATATACAGGGTTGGCAAGAAGATTTTGGAAAATTAAATTTTGAATTACAAAAACTTCAAGATAATTTTTATTATCAAAATTTCTCATATTCATTAAAATCTAGAGTTACATATGATGATTGGAATGATGTTGTTTCTTCCCAAAATCATACTTTAGGGTATAGAAAATTCTCTGACTATCAATTAGAGTCAAGTAATGGAAATACCATGTCTGTTGGACTTTCTACGGTTACAACAAATGTAGATATAGTTAACCATATGGATGGTTTTGCAAGTTTAAATTGTGTTTATGGATTTGATCTTGCAACAGAAAATAGTTTTAATCAAAACTCAAAAATTGTATCCGATGAAATAATTTTCTCTAGTAGAATTCTTACTGATTATTTTGAATCAGTTGGAAATAGAGCTCTATCAATAGATGATGTTAGTGATCAGTTTAATAGCAATCCAAGACCAAATGCATTTAGTGTAGTAGATACTTTTGATTTAAATGATCTTAGATGCCAAAAATATATAACTTACATAAGAGATAAACGATATACTGCAGAGAGACAATTGCTGATTGTTGATTTATTGCATGATGGATCTCGTGGATATTTGAATCAATATGGTAGAGTTGAAACCCATTATGATCAAGGATCATTTGATTTTGCAATATCTGGTTCTAAGGGTCAATTTCAATTCCACCCAGTAAGGTCTTCAGTTAATGATTATGATTTAAGTGTTTTTTCATATAATTTAAATGACAAGTTCCTTGGAACTGGATCAACAAGTATTGGTGGAGTTGTAACAATCGAAACAAATAGTTCTCCTGTAACATCAGGAGTTACTACTACAATTGTTTCTATGGGTAATACCCATACTAGTGTTAAAGTTCTTGTTAATATAAATCCAGACTTGACTAAAAATGAAGAATTTGAATCAATAGAACTCAATATTGTTCATGATGGAACAAATATTGAGATGTTAGAGTATGGAAGATTGTCAACAAATATTCAGAATTATGCTGCACCTGGACTTGGTACGTATCATGCATATTTTAGTGGATCATCTTTAAATGTTGACTTCATACCAACATCTATTGGTATTGCAGTAACAGGAGTTATTAACACTATCCAAGTAGGACTTTCTGAAGATACAATCACTGGCATTGGAACAATAGATCTAACAAGATCAAGACTTGAATCTAGAACTACTAGTATTTCTGCTTCAGGAACTCCTGGAATTACTACTGTAGCAGAATATTCAAATACCTATGATTCTGCATATTTTATAGCGCAAGTTACAGATACGACTAATACATCGACACAACTTTCAGAAATAATTATTGTTGATGATTATGTAGATTTGACTCAAAGTTATCAAACTTATGACACTGAATATGGTGTTGTAGAAACTGCATCTGGACTAGGAACATTTGGTTCTACAATTTCTGCAGATGGAACTGTTTCTTTGGTATTTACTCCCAATCCAAGTATTGATGCTGTAGTTAATGTTTATATGAATGCTTTAACAAAAGATGAAGATATTACAAAATCAGATAAAATTGATTTTACTAATGGATCAATCAATAGTGAGTTGGGATCTTATCAAGGCACAGAGTCTGATATTAAGAGAGAGTTTGAACTGCATCATAAAAATCTTCCAATCTTTGAAAGATCTTTTGAAGGAAATAATAGTGGCATAGTTAATATTACTAGTAATAGTATTACAATTCCAAATCATTTTTATGTTAGTGGTGAAAAAATAAAATATATTCATGTAGGAACAGCGGCATCTGCTATTGGAATTAAAACAACTAGTTTTGTTGGTGCTTCAAATACAACTTTCTTACCAGAAGAAAATCTATTTGCCGTTAAAGTTGATGATAATAGTATTAAAATTGCTTCTAGTGCTGAGAATGCTCTAAAGTTTATTCCAGAGGTGGTTGAACTTGAAAGTGTTGGTATTGGCACTTCTCATAGATTCGTAGCAACTAATCAAAATGCAAAGGTCCTTGTTGCACTTGATAATGTCATTCAGTCTCCAATAGTTTCTACTGCTATAACATCCACACTTGCTGATCAAATGTTAGTTGTTGATAATTTATTAAAGTTTAGTGGAATTACATCTTTCTTTGGATCTGATCTTATTCAAATTGGTGATGAGATTATGAAAGTAGAGGGTATTGGTATTGGTAGTACAAATACTATAAGAGTTCGTAGAGGGTGGATGGGTACACAGATAGGAATTGCTGCCACTGGTGATTTAATTACTAAAGTTTCTGGAAATTATAATATTATAGATAATAAATTAAATTTTGTTGAAGCTCCATTTGGAAATACTCCTTTAGGATTAGAAACAAATCCACCTGACGAAAGAGATTGGACAGGTATTACTACATCGTCTAGTTTCCAAGGAAGATCATTTATGAGATCTGGTATTGTAGAAACTTCAGATGAACCCTATTCTAAAAATTATATTTTTGATAATATCTCTTCTCAATTCAATGCAACCAAAAATGTTTTTGATCTTAAACAAAATACATCTAATGTACCTGGAATATCAACAGGAAATGCGATTATTCTTGTAAATGGTATATTCCAGTCTCCTGGATTGCCAAATCAATATTCTTTAGATGAACAATCTGGAATTACTTCTATTACATTCCATGGGACTAATACAGTTCCATTGGGTCCAGATGTTGGAACTTCTAATTATCCAAAAGGAGGTATTATTGAATCAGTCGGGTCAAATGAAGGATCTGGTTATCAACCATTAGTATCTGCTGGAGGAACTGCTATTATATCTGGTCTTGGAACTATTTCTTCAATTAGTATAGGAAATAGTGGATCTGGATATCGTGTTGGTATTCAGACTATTGTAAATGTTGGAGTTGGAACATCTAGTCTAGGCACTGGAAATATTGAATTTATTGGAACTGCTGCTATAAGTGGTGGTCATATTGTTAGTGTTGCAATAACTAACCCTGGATCTGGATATACATCAACTAATCAACCTTTTGTAGTATTTGATGATCCACTAAGTTATGCCGATATTCCATTAGAATATAGTTCTACACTAGGATTTGGAACACACGCTACAGCAAATATTGTTGTTGGTCAAGGATCTAGTGTTATTGATTTTGAATTGCAAAATACTGGTTATGGGTATGGTAATGGTGAAATTTTAACAGTTGCAATAGGAGGAACAACTGGAATTCCTACTACATCGTCTTATTCTGGAAATGAATTCCAATTAACAATTGATAAGGTTCATACCGATGAATTCTCTGGTTGGTCATTAGGAACATTACAACTTTTAGATAAAATTGATGAACTTATTGATGGAGTAAGAAAAGACTTCCCACTAACAGTACAAGGGTCTGTAGTTTCAATTGTTGCCGCTAGAGGATCTAAGATTAATGTTGAAGATGTAGTACTTATATTTGTCAATAACATACTCCAAGTTCCTGGTGAAGGGTATATATTTGATGGAGGAAGCAGTATTCAATTTACTGAACCTTTAAAGATTGGTGATACAGTAGATATCCTTTTTTACAAAGGAAGTGGTGATTCTGATGTTATCTTTAGAAATGTTATTGAAACTGTGAAAAAAGGTGACACTTTACAAATTAAGAGTAATAGATCTGGAGAAGAATCATATCTTACTGAAGAAGAAAGAATTGTAGAGTCTATTACTTCTACAGATAGTGTCAATACTAATTTATATGAAGGTCCAGGAAATAGTGCTGATGTTACTCTTGAAAGACCCGTTGATTGGTGTAGACAAACTGAAGATCTCTTTATTAATCAAATTGCTGTTGGCAAAGATAGAGAATTATATGAACCAATTATTAATCCTAATACATACCTTATCAAATCTGTAGGTGTTGGATCTACTGAAATTTACGTAGATAATTTAAGACCTATTTTTAATTCTCAAAATGAAAATGATATTAGTCTTGCATTCCAAAATAAAATTAAATTTATAAGACAAGAAAATAAATCTGGTGCTGCAGCTACTGCAGTTATTTCTGGATTTGGTACAATATCTTCCATTTCAATTACAGAAAGTGGATCTGGATATGATTCTACACCAGTAGTCACTATTGGTAATATATCTCAATCAGTTGGTTTGGGTACAACTGCGACTGCAACTGCGACTATAACATCAGGTGAAGTTACTTCTATTATTTTAACAAATACTGGAACTGGATATACAACTAGCAATCCTCCAAGTGTATTGATTGAACCTCAAGCATATTCTGAGGAAACATGTAATGTTTCTTCTTATGTTGGTGATTCTGGAGTTATTGTTGGATTTGGAACCACAACAATTAGTGGAGTTAATGAGGTAATTGTAGATCTTCATATTCCATACAATTCTCTCCTTAGAGATACTGACTTAGTTGGAACTGCGATTACTTTAAGTTCTATATCTGTTAACGATTACTTCACTATCTTTAATTCAAATGCTAGTGTCGCAGGATCTGTTCCACCAGTTGCAACATTTGATACTACAGCAACTACTAGAGTAGGATTAGCAACTCACTTTATTGACACAGTGCATCAAGCAAAACGAGTTGAAGTTGTTTCTAGAAATGTTGGTGGAATTTCAACAAATGTCTTAAGAGTCAATTCTGTTTTTGTTCTAGCTGGTATTGGAACTACTAACTTTAGTTCTGATGAAATTACTATGGATAATATAACAGTAACGATGGATGAATTTGAAAGTTCTCTTACATATTCTGGTGGTATAACAACTTCAAATTACTTTGGAGAGTTCTCTTGGGGTAAAATTAATCTTGTCGCAAGATCAAAGAATAATTCTTATTCTGCACATACTTTACAAGGAATTACTGGAATTTCTACTTCTGATAGTTTGATACGAGATAACTCTCTTAAATTTAAGAATTACTTAGTATAAATATTTTTAAACCCAAAGAATATGGCAAGACAGGGAATAGGAACGGGTTCGTCTCCAAATGATGGTACAGGTGATAATTTAAGAGCCGCTGGTGGAAAGATTAATGATAATTTTTCTGAATTATATGAATATTTTGGAGACGGAACCACTCTATCTCAGGGTACTTGGGATATAGTTAGTTCTGGTATCAACACTCTTTCTAGTGTTGGTATTGGAACCACTAATCCTAGATTTACTCTTGAAGTAGGTGCTGTAGGTGCTTCAGGGACCTCTTTATATGTTAATGGTGATGCCAGAGTTACTGGTATATTAACAGTTGGATCTAGTTCGGTTACTTTAAACGGATCTACAAATGAAATTACTGTTGGTACTGGCATTACTATAAGTGGCAATACTGGAATAATTTCTGCTACTCAAGTAACTATTGCTGGAGAAACTCTAACAGGAGCAGGTGTTACTTCACTTGTTGCTGGTTCAAATATTACTTTATCTGGAAGCACTGGACAAGTAACAATTAGTTCTTCTGGTGGTGGCGGTGGTGGTGGTATTACGACTGCAAACATAAATGCTGACACCTTAAGTGTTGCTGGTGTTTCTACTTTCCAAGGTAATATAAATCTTGGTGATAGTGATGAAATACGTCTTGGTGATAGTAATGATTTAACAATATCTCACGCTGGTTTTGGTAGAATTGTAAGTACTGGGGTATTAACTGTTAGTGTAGATGATGATATTAACTTAGACATTGGCTCAAACGTTGGCGATACTGTAAACATTAGAGGTGGTTCTGGTAGTAGTGAAACTCTAGCAGTATTTGCTGTAAACGGTTCAGTAGATCTTTACTATGACAACTCCAAGAAATTTGAAACCACTGGTGCTGGTGTAAGTATCACCGGAACTTCAACCTGCACTGGTAGTGTTCAGGTTGGTTCTGGTCAATCATTTGGTTCAAGCACTGGATCTGCTGCA